TTTAACTACGGCAACTACAAAGCCTATGTTATTATCGGTCGACCGAAGTCCTCCTCGGCTTTGGAGTCTATAACATTGCCGAAAGGAATACTCACTACTTCAGAGGTAACGTATCAGTTAGCCGATGAGGCAAACTATGTGTCTTTTAGCGTTAAGTATTCCGGCTCAACCGTAACCTTGGCGTTTAAGGCAAGTAGCTCCACAGGGCAAATCACCCGTGTATTCGGCATCAATTAAGGAGGGGCAAATGAAAGTATTACTCGACAAAAATGGCTTTATACAAAGCTACGCACTTATCGGTGATTTGGTGGATGGTATTGATATTCTCGACCCGGAAGACATCGACCATTTTACCGAACATTACGCAGCATACAAAATAACCGATGGCAAGGCTCTCCTTGACGAAACACAGCAAAAAGCACTCCAAACCGAAGCGGAAAAGGAAAATCTCCGAAACCGCAGAGAGGTGGAGTGCTTTTCAGTTATCAACCGAGGTCAGCTTTGGTATGAGGGTGTCAGTATCCCGCAACTCTTGGAACTGCGAAAGTGGTACAAGGCTTGGCTGAATGTTACCGATACACTTGTCGTGCCGGACAAACCGACATGGCTTGAATAAAGGAAAGGAGAAAAGGCTATGGACATCACTGCAATTGCCGGAGCAATAACGGCTCTCGGCGTCATTCTCGGTGCGGTATTTGCCGTACACAAATGGTTTCTTAAACAGGAAAAGCAAGACCGTGATATCAAAGCCATCAAGGAAGAGCAGACCGTGCTTGTCCACGGCATTCTTGCCTGTTTGATGGGTTTGAAGGAACAAGGCTGCAACGGTCCCGTTACAGATGCCATTAACCAACTTGAAAAGCACATTAACAAACAAGCTCACAAATAAGAAATGGAGGTATTTATTATGACCGATTTTACTGTTATTCCCGCATTGGTGGCTATCGTGTACACCATCATCGACATCACCAAAACCGCTATGGGTGGCGATGAGAAGTTCAAGCGTTTCATTCCGCTGATTGCCTGCGTTCTCGGTGGCATCTGCGGTGTGGTGGCTTTCTACTTCGTTCCCGGCACGATGGGTACGGAAAATCTGCTCGTTGCCATTATCGTAGGCGCTGCAAGCGGTCTGTCTGCAACCGGCACCAACCAGGTGGCAAAGCAGCTCACCAAGACTACAAAGGAGGATAAATAATATGAATCTGCGTAAACTCATTTTAACCGAAAACGCCTGCTATAAGGCTGGCAAGAAAATCACGGTCAAAGGCATTATGGTTCACTCCACGGGTGCGAACAACCCTTGGCTGAAACGCTATGTCGGTCCCGATGATGGTCTGCTCGGCAAGAATCAGTATAACAACCATTGGAACACCTATCACCCCGGCGGCAGAGAGGTCTGCGTTCATGGCTTTATCGGCAAACTGGCTGATGGTACGATTGCAACATACCAGTGTCTTCCTTGGAATCATCGTGGTTGGCACGCAGGCGGCTCTGCAAACAACACCCATATCGGCTTTGAAATTTGCGAAGACGGTCTCACTGATGCATCTTACTTCAAAAAGGTGTACCAGGAGGCCGTTGAACTTTGTGCGTACCTTTGCAAGGAGTATGGTCTTACCGAAAAGAACATCATCTGCCATAGCGAAGGTTACCGCCAGGGTGTGGCATCCAATCATGGCGATGTTATGCATTGGTTTCCTCGTCACGGAAAGTCTATGGATACCTTCCGTGCTGATGTAAAGGCTCTGCTCAACGCAGCGAAACCCGCTGAAAAGCCTGTCGAAAAGCCTACGGATACTACCATTGACAAGGGTGATCTCGTAAAGATTACGGGCACCAAGTATTACACGGGCAAGACCATCCCTGCGTGGGTAAGGAACAAGAACTGGTATGTTCATTCTTTAAAGGGTGACCGTGTTGTCATCAATGAAAGCGAGGACGGCAAGAATGCCATTATGTCCCCGGTAAACATCAAAGACCTGGCTCTTGTCGGTTCTGTTCCCAAGGAAACCTACCGCATCCATACCGTTGTTAAGGGAGATACCCTTTGGGAGATTTCCAAGAAGTATCTCGGCAACGGTAACCGCTACCCGGAGATTAAGGAACTCAACAACCTTACCTCAAACGTAATCTACAGCGGTTGGAAACTCAAAATCCCTAACTAATCTAATGCCCATCGAGCCGTATTGGTTCGGTGGGCATTATTTTTTTGCCTTTTTTCAAAAAAGTTTTTCAGAACACACCATCAAAACGCCCCCTTTTTCTGCGTATAGCGAAGGAGGTGTTTTTGTGACCGCTGAACAGAAGGCAAAGATTGTTGATATGAGAGAAAACGGATATGGCTACTCCGCAATCGGGCAGGCATTGGGGATTTCTAAAAACACCATAAAAACCTATTGCAACAGAAACGGTTTGACGGGTGTTCGGCAAGAAAAGAACAAATTAGTTATGCCGACCATTATTTACTGTAAACAGTGCGGTGCTGAACTTTCATATACACCCGGAAATAAAAGACGTATCTTTTGCAATGCTCAATGCAGAAATGCTTGGTGGAATGCTCACTCGGACAGATTGAAGCATCGTGACTCCATAGTACAGTGTTGTCCGACCTGTGGAAAAGAAATAACGGTCGCAGGTAAAAGAAAGAAAAAATACTGTTGCTTTGAGTGCTATATAAATGACCGTTTTCATAAGGAGGGTGAAGCGAAATGACAACACAGGAATTTTCATCAGAACTTAAGTATGAAACAGCCATACATTTATTTCGTGTTCTGCTATCGAAGGGGCTTCTAACTCCCGATGAATACACCATAATTGATACAAAACTACGGTCGGATTTCGCCCCTATAATCGGCACTTTATACCCCCTAAAAGCGCCGAATTATGGGCAAAATGACTTGATAAATCTCGAAAATGACGGTACTATGTGTCATACCGAAAATGGTTAAAAAGGGGGTTCTGAAATGAAAATCACGCAAATATCCCAAACCATCACACCGATTAAAAAGAAACTGCGTGTTGCTGCCTATGCCCGTGTTTCTTCCGGAAAAGATGCTATGCTGATGTCTCTCTCGGCACAGATCAGTTATTACAGCGAACTGATACAAAACAACTGCGAGTGGGAATATGTCGGGGTATACGCCGATGAGGCAACTACCGGAACAAAGGATGACAGACCCAACTTTCAAAAGTTATTATCTGCTTGCAGAAATGGAGAAGTCGATTTGGTTCTAACTAAGTCAATCTCAAGGATGGCCAGAAATACTTTGACCTTGCTTGAGGTTGTGCGAGAATTAAAGACATATGGTGTAGATGTTTATTTCGAGAGAGAAAACATTCACTCTTTAAGCGGGGATGGTGAGTTGATGCTTACTATCCTCGCTTCTTTTGCACAAGAAGAAAGCCTTTCAAGTAGCGAAAACCAAAAATGGCGCATTAAGAAAAATTTTGAGGAAGGTAAGCCGTGGACGAGGGTTATGCTTGGGTATCGGCACGACGGTAATAAGTTCGTTGTTGTGCCGGAGGAGGCCGAGATCGTTCGTAAGATTTTTCAGTACTATTTGGATGGACTCGGTTATCTTGCAATCGCAAAACGACTTGACGAAGAAGGCATATCCACTCGCAACGGCAATCAATGGTCCCAGGGTAGCCTCTCAAAGATACTGAAAAATTACAATTACACGGGAAACCTTATTCTGCAGAAGACCTTTAGGGAAAACCACATCACAAAGAAAACATTAATCAATCGTGGTGAGCTTCCAATGTACCACGCAACCGAAACACACGAAGCAATAATTGATATGGACACCTTCCGGGCTGTTCAAAATGAAATGGCAAAAAGGTCAGCGGTATTTCAAAAGAAGAAGCCTAAACCGAAATCCTATCCCTTTACAGGACTTTTGATTTGTGATGGCTGTGGCCATCATTACCGAAGAAAGGTAACCAACACAAGGGTGGTGTGGATTTGCGGCACATTTAATACAAAAGGAAAAAGCGTCTGTCCTACATCAAAGCAAATTCCAGAAACCACCTTAATAGACCTTTGTAACGAGGCTTTAGGGTTGAGCGAATTCAACACAGACATATTCCTACATTCTGTTTTAGAAATTCATATGTGCTGCGACAACAGAGTTCGATTTGTTTTCAAAAACGGCACCACCAGAGAACTACAATGGAAAGACCGTTCCAGGGCAGAAAGTTGGACGGCCGAAATGAAAGAAAATGCAAGGCAACGCAATTTGCAAAATCACGCAAGGAGGAAGTAACGATGGCAAAAGCAATCACAGTTATTCCAGCCAGTGTTCATAGGTTCACAACCGTTCCATTTGGCTCGGCAACAAGAAAAAAGGTGGCAGGATACGCACGTGTTTCGACCGACCAGGAAGAACAGCTTACAAGTTATGCCGCACAAGTAGATTACTACACCAATTTTATCACAAGAAATTCCGAGTGGGAGTTCGTTGGGGTTTATACCGACGAAGGCATATCCGCAACCTCCACAAAGAAGCGTGACGGCTTTAATCAAATGATTCAAGATGCTCTTGACGGAAAAATTGATATGATTATTACCAAGAGTGTGAGTCGTTTTGCCCGAAATACCGTGGACACACTTACAACGGTGCGAAAACTAAAGGAACACGGTATTGAGGTTTTCTTTCAAAAAGAAAATATTTATACGCTTGACAGCAAGGGAGAGCTTCTCATAACCATTATGTCCTCGCTTGCCCAGGAAGAAAGCCGTAGCATTTCGGAGAACGTTACCTGGGGACAAAGGAAGCGCTTTTCTGACGGAAAGGTGTCAATGCCGTATAAGCAATTCCTCGGCTACGAAAAAGGAGCTACGAAAAACGATCCGCCGGTCATAAATGAGGAACAAGCCGAGACGGTTCGCTTAATTTACAGGCTCTTCCTTGAGGGTAAAACACCGAGTGGCATTGCCAGATACCTAATGGAACATAACATACTGAGTCCTGCCGGAAAAGTAAAATGGCAAACGGGTACCGTGTTAAGCATCCTCACAAACGAAAAATACAAGGGAGATGCAATTCTGCAAAAATGCTTCACAGTTGATTTCTTAACAAAAAAGCAAAAGGTCAACGAGGGCGAAGTTCCGCAATACTACGTCACGGGAAGTCATCCGGCAATCATCAGCCAGGAGATTTTCGAGATGGTTCAAAATGAAATCAAGCGTAGAAAAGAGCAACCCACACGACACAGCGGCACAGGGTTGTTTGCCAGCCGAATTTTTTGTGGGGATTGCGGTGCAGCCTACGGTGCAAAAGTGTGGCATTCCAACGACCCTTACCGCAAGGTTATTTATAGATGTAACCACAAATTCAACGGAAACGAAAAATGCTCCACTCCAAAATTGGAAGAAGAGCAAATAAAAGAACTGTTTGTAAAAGCAGTAAATAAGCTGATAACCAACAGCC